AATCTGCCTCATAGAGTGAGTTAATTGCATTAAGAGTTTTATCAGGTGGATTTGTATCTTTACTCATGGTAATTGAAGCCTTACTGCTAGTATTATTAACAACTTGTGTGGAGGCATCATTACTAACAAAAACAGGTGCAGCATTAGCACCATCTGCTTGTGTTTGAGATAATTCTGATTGATTATCACTTAATGCATTTTTTAATCTTTGTATATTTTTCTGTGCTTGTATATAACCATCTCCACCGTATGCAAGACCCATAACATCAACACCATCTACACTCATACCACCAAATACAGCACCTTCTAGTAAAGGTGTTAATTCAACCATTTTATTAACAAAATATTCAAAGTCATCAGCACCACCTCTGTAATCCATATTTACAAAATCAGTAAGAGCATTTGTTGCTGCAATAAAACCGTCTAAGTTAACATCATTTAATTGTTCAACAGGTTTCAACATATCAACCATTTCATCTATGATTGTTCTTTTAGGACCTGCTTCTTCATCACCACCAAATAAGAAACTAAAGAAACCTTTTACTTTATCAGTTACAAATGTTGCTGCACCAGCAATACCATCAGACCCCATGAACGCAAGTATAGCAGGTCCTACTAATGCGAGAGGTCCTACAAGTTTACTTAAATTTTCAGCGTCTATTTGATTAAGTTTTTTGACACCATCAACCATGTTGCCAATAAGTTCTTTTGTGCTTGATCCATCAACACCTATAAATTTTCCTACTTTTGCTAAACCATCAAATGCTAAGAAGAAAGCTGCAATACCAGCACCAATTAATCCCATACCTAAAGCGGCAGGTCCTGCCATTCCTGTTGCACCAAATAAAGCACCTGCACCTAATAATACACTTATTGCTGTTAACGCAGTAGTATCTAATGCACCAATAGCTGCACTAAAGTTAGTCATCAATGCAACTAGACTTTCACCTGTGCCTACATTTGCAGCAACAAAATCTGCGACAGAAAATGCCATGAGAAATGCAGCGATACCTGCACCTACAGCACCCATTCCTAAAGCAACTTTTGCAGGACTACCAATTGTACCTATTAGGCCACCAGCACCAAGTAAAGAACCTAATACAACCAGTGCTTGATCACTAAGACCTCCTACCGCTTTACCAAAATTTTCTATTACTGCTGGTAATGCTGTAAAATCTGTTCCTAAAAATGACATTGCAGCGTCACCTGCGGCAAGTCCTACAAAGAATCCTGCAATACCGGCACCTATTGCAGTCATACCAAATCCAACTTTTAACGCTGATGCTTTATTTGAATATGATGTTATAAATGATAAACCAAAGATAACACCAAGAGCTGCTAATGTTTGAGTGTCTAAAGAATTAACAATGTCACCAAATGCCCCTACAACTGTTTTTAATCCTTCTAAATTTAAACTACCTGATAATACATCTACATTTTCAAGTATAGCACTACCTGCAACTAGACCACCAAAGAATGCTGTAATTGCAATACCTAGTGATGCAATAGCAAGACCCATTGCTTGACCTTTTAATGATGTTTTGAAACTTGCGACTGTGGCTGCACCTATAAGTGAACCTAATACAATCATTGTTTGAGGGGACATTTCACTTATGACACTATCAAATCCTGCAACTACACTTTTGAAACCATTGAAGTCTGTGCCACCAGTCATAGCACTAATACCTTCTAAGACAGCATCACCTAATAATAAACCACCAAAAAATGCTGTTATCGCTGCACCCATAAGACCCACACCTAGTGCCATTTTTGTAGGACTACCACCACCTTTTGAGGCAACAGCAGCTGCACCCACGAGACCACCTAATGCGATCATTCCTTCTGGAGATAACTCTGCGACTATTTCTGAAAATCCTTTTGCAGCTTTTTTAGTCGCTTCAAAATCAAAATCAAATCCTGCTTCTTTTGCGACACCTAATGCTTCATTACCTAATGCTAATCCACCAAAAAACGCTGCGATTGCAGCACCCATTAATGCGATTCCACCAACACCTTTAAGTGCGGCACCAGCAAGAGCACCTGCACCAGCAAGTAATGCCATTTTTTTACCGCCACCTTTTTTATCATCTCCAGTACCATCTCCAGTGCCACCACCTGCAGTACCTGGTGCTTGACCTTGATTAAGTAATGCTAGTCTCTCTTGCTCGAGAGCCATCTTTTCATTAACTTTAAATGATCTTTCTAAGGATTCGTGTATGCTTGTAAGTATGTTAGCAACATTTTCTAAAGAACCAATTTGTTGTGTTTCAACTTCAATACCATCTTCACCTGTTTTCTTTTCAACATTAACTGTGGTTTGTAAACTCTTAGCAATATCTGCCAGAGCACTTGTTGTTTTTCCTAATTGTAATGTTAAAGACTGACCAAAAGACCTATTCTGTGATTTAATAATCTCACTAAATGAACTAGACAACGCTTCCGTTTGCTCTTTCACCGCCTCACGATTATCGTCTTTGTTCTCCTGTAGTTTGATGATTACATCTTTAAAGTCAGCCATGGTTTATTACTTCTTTTTTCCTATTGCTTGTGCGCCAAAGAAAGCTGCAACGATACCGGCAACAGCGATGAAATATACACCCGCCATGTCACCTAGTATTTTTGCACCTTGATCTAGTCCTGCGATTGTCGCTCCAACTATTGCAATGGGGTATAATAACATACCATATAGCGAATACCATGCCATCGTTCTTTGTGCGTCTCTCATGGCGTCAGCGTCTTCTAATTCTTTACGCTTAAACTCCATGTACATTTCATGTTCTTTATCTGATACTTTACCATCCCCATTGGAATCTGCTGGGTGATAATTTGTTACTTTTACTTCCTCGTCTGCCATTTTATCTCCTGTTTTTAGCTTGTGCCTCTTTCACTCGTTTATTTTCCTCTTTCACATGTTCGTTTAACATAGTCAAATAAATTTCTCTTTCGTAAGGTAGCATGTTTTCAATTTCTGTCAACGACCAATGATGTAACTGTATCATTTGAAAGTTCAATTGATAATAGGCCTCTAAATCAATATGAGAGAGGCCTACTAAAAAAAACTTTGCATACCTTGTAGTGTAACTTTACCTTTCTTTTTTGTTTTAGGGTTAGTCACATTTACAACATGCTTCAATCTTGGCATTGTTGTAAAAAACATTTGAACTTTTCCAAATTGTTCTTGTGTAAGATTCTCTAAAAAATCTTCAAGCTCCTTTTGTTCTAAGTCTGCTGCCTCATATGTTTCTACACCATCAATTATTTGATGAATACATTTTGTGGTCATTGATATGATTGCTTCAGCATTCATATTTTGAACATTTGCTCCACTAAATGTCTTAATTGTTGGATAAGACATGATCACTTTAACGCTGTCTGTTAATTCAACAACATTATTATGATCATCATCCACTTCAACTTCAATCTTTGATAAATCAACGGTTGTTTTGACTTTTGTTTCATTATCATCTGGACAAGTAACCATAATATCAGCTTTCTCACCTACAGATTTAGAGCGTATTTTTAAGAAAATATATTCTATATCAAATGATGGTAAATGCTCTACTTTTACCTTATTAAAAGTACAATTTTCTATTACTTGTACTAATGCATCAGCAATTTCTGTTTGAGCATCAGATTGCTGTGCTTGTAATAATATCTTTTCTTCTTTTACGAGAAAAGGTCTATATTTTATTTTTTCATCCGTACTAGGAATATTCAACTCAAATGTTTGTGTATTTAATTTAGGCAAAGCCATAATTTATCTCCTTTATATTAAAATGTAATTGGCGGAAACACTTTACCACCAAATACTCTACCAATTGGAATAGATCGTTTCAACTGATTGATAACGCTTCTTCCTGTTCTTCTTAATTCAGGTGGCAATCCAGATAAGAATCCACCACCGGGTTTTACAACACCAGAAGATAGTCCGCCTACCTTTCCTGTGCTATCTATGTCTAAATCAAAGTTCAACCAATCTCTATATGAAAAAGTAACATTTATTTGAACAAATTGATTTTGATTGCCACTGTCATATTGTATCTCACCTATGGCTGATGGAAAACACTCTCTCATTCTTACACCATATGTCACACTATCTCTATCATTTAAATCTTCAAATTGACCTAACTGAAATATGTCTATGTTGCTAATGTAATTATCATAAAAATTAAACATACCACTTTGATTATCATACATTGTAGATTGCCAAACTTCAAAAAACTGTCTTAATCTTAAAAATTTATCACCAATAAATGTTGCAGTCACATCTCCGTATTGTACTTGTGTTGGATACTTATATGGGGCACCTGCAATACGATATGGACTTGTATTAAATGTTCTTCCGGGCATTGTAATGTTAGTACACATTAAAGTGATCATTGGTGCTAAATCTCTCTCGTATTGTAATGGCTCTGCTCTCTTTGCATCAGCCATCCCTGGAGGACCTCCAACAAATGCTTCATCAGCACTAAATGGTATGTCTCTATCTTTTAATGCTTGTGTAAGTACATCATTTTTAGGTAAACCTATATTAACTAAAAAACGAGTATTTCTTGCGACACCCTCAGCCTTAGATATTGCTGATCTAAAACGATTAAGTGTTGTTTCAGGATTTGCTCTTTGTTTTATTCTAGGATCGCCAGGTATATTATCATATTCTTTACCTCTTGGCAACCCTATTCTGATATCAAAGGGTCCTACTCTTTTACCGCCACGAAAGATAGCCATTAAATCATTCTCCTACTATCACGCCATACTTGACTTGCACTTGCTTTTCTAAACTGTGCGACTGGCATGAAAATAGATGGCGCATAATCATCTTCCTCCAGTTCTAAAAATCCACTAACAAATTGTCTTCGTAGATAATGTTTTAGTGTTGGTTTAATTTCTCTAATATTTTTTAGTTTGCTATAATTACCTCTAAAACCTTTTTTGTCAAGTGTCTCTAGTAATCTCATTCGTAAAGGTATTGGAAGATAATGAAAATTAATTCCTAGAAATCCTCCGGGCGCTGACTGTATAGGCATGACAAGAGGAAATGTATCGTAATAAGGTAATACTGCTTTGAGTTTAGGATCATAACGAAAGAAATGCAACTTATTAAAAGTGGGTGCATTTTTCAATTTACCTGAACGCATTAAACGAGCTGCAGATATTCTGTTTGATAAGTCTGCTACTTTCTTCTTGTACCAATTGATAGATAAATCTCTATCGCCTGCTGCGTTTCTAATTGTATCAAATACTGATGCCATGATAACTATTTATCTAAATAATTAGAATGAGAAAAAGAATAAAACGAATATCAAGTAGAATACTGGTTCAAGGAAAGTATCGTCCAAAGAATCCAAGTAAGTATAAAGGCGACCCTACAAACATTATCTATCGCAGTTCTTGGGAACTAACAGTATTCAAATATCTAGATAACAATCCTTCTATATTGAAATGGGCAAGTGAAGAAGTGTTTATACCTTATCGACATCCACTAACAAATAGAATAAGTCGATATTTTCCTGACTGTTGGTTGCGTTACAAAAATAACAAAGGAGAGATTGTTGAAACAATTTGGGAAATCAAACCCAAGAAACAGACTGTTCCTCCAACTGTTCCTAAACGAAAAACGAAATCATGGAAGTATAACGCAGAGCAATATGTAATCAATGACGCAAAATGGAAAGCATGTAGAAAGTATTGCGACAGAAAGGGTTACAGTTTTCAAATCATCACAGAGGATATACTTAAACATTGGTCAACAATCCCTTCGTTATAAGACATAAATAGTCATATGGCCAGTCTTGCAGAAAAATTATTAAACAGATTAACTGGTGGTGTTTTAAATAGAAGCTCCGCAAATGTTACATCATCAGCACCTATTCGTAATAGTAGATCGAAAGAATTTTCTAGTTCAGATGATTTCGCAAAATCAAATGAAAATGAATACTCATATGGTTCACTACGATATCCACTTAATCTTGGAACAACAGAGGAATTTGGTCATTACATATTATTTCATATATTTGAACGCACTAATTCAAAGTATCATGGCCCACAAGAAGTAGACGAAATAATTAATGCAGGTACTGACAAAGAAAGAAAAGAAATTAAAAGATTTGATAAACAAAATATATCTTTTTCTAGAGGTGTTGTAAGACAACAAGATGATGAGACTATTGCTAATGTATATAAAAGACAAGATGACGCTTTATCTAAGAGTATAAGTGGTGGTCTTCGTAAGAGTAAGAGATTGATACGCACAAAAGACACGATTGCTCTATACATGCCTAATGGAATGAAAGCAGATTACGCTGTTAGTTATAAAAATAGTGAATTAGGAATGGCAGGTGTTCTTGCACCAGACCTTGCTGGCGTGTCAAACATGGATCAATTAGTGTCAACACTAAAAGCTTCAGGCACAGGCGCCGCAATAAGAGATACTATTGCAGATGCTTTGGCTGTAGGTGCGACTACAAAGGTTGCTGGATTTTTATCTGGTGCTGATGTAGAAGGTGCAGCAAGAAAAATACTAGGAAAAGCAATTAATCCTGCGTTAGAAGCAATTTTTACAGGTGTTGACTTGCGTAATTTTGATTTTAACTTTAGATTTACTCCTAGAAATGAATCTGAATTTAGAACAGTAGATGCAATTATCAAATTATTTAAGTTTCATATGATGCCAGAAAGAGTACCAGGACAGAATATAGGTCGTCATTTAATATTTCCAAGTGAGTTTGATTTACAATTTATGTTTGGAGGAGTAGAAAATGCGTGGTTACCTTTTGCTTCTTCTTGTGTGTTGAAAAATATGAATGTAAGTTATGGACCAGGTGGCGAATCACAGTTTCTACAACCCATTGATGTTCCAGGTGGTAAGGCACCACCTCCAAGTGAGATCAATATGTCACTATCATTTACAGAGACAGAGATTATGACTAAAGAAAAAATTGCAGAAGGATTTTAATCATGAGTTATTTTAGTAAGTTTCCACTCTATCAATACGATATATCTGACACACAAAATAGAACATTAATAACAGATATACTACGCCGTGTCAATCTCAAAGGCAATGCAAGAGCAAATACGCTAGTTTTTGATCAATATGTCGTACAAGACGGAGATCAACCTGATATGGTCGCACACAAATATTATGGAGATTCAGAATTACACTGGTTAATTATTACAATCAACAACATAACCTCCCGTTATGATTGGCCGCTTGATCAGGTTGCGTTATCTTCTTATGTTATTAACAAGTATGATGATCCTGATGGTATTCATCATTACGAGATTAACGCAACATCAGGCGATACAACAACAAAACTAGAAGTATCTAGTGACACAGACGGCGCATTACCTGTCACAAATTACGAGTATGAACAGACAGAGAACGACAACAAACGCAGAATACGACTATTAGATCGTTTTTATGTGCAACAATTTAAAAAGGACTTTGAGAAACTAATCACTCGAAGAACATAATAAATGGCAAATGAACTACAATTTGCTGGAGATTACAGATTAAGTCAAATAGTATTATACTCCAGTAGTGACCCTATTGATTTACGACCACTGATGTTAGAACTCAATCTCTATGAGAGCGTACATAGACCCAACATGTACGGCAATCTAGTGATACGAGATAGTGCCAATCATAAACAAAACGCACCTATCATAGGGCAAGAAGAACTTGAATTTGAAATATCCATTCCAGAAAACGAAACAATTGATGCATCCAAGTACCGTATGCGTATCTATAAAGTAGATAATATCACAGAAACTGCTGAAAGAGAACAAGTTTATACACTTCATTTCATTACAAAAGAAGCATTTAAAAACACAAAATCAACAGTTTTAACTTCTTTTGAAGGACCAAGTGATGTAATCTTTACACGAATTATGCGAGATGTAATTAAAACAAACAAATCACTTTACATTGAACGAACTAATACAAACTTTAAACTATTAGGAAATAATATGCGACCTTATGACTTTGTACGCATGGTAGCGAAAAGATCACAGTCTTCTCAATTTGAAAGTGCTGGTTATCTATTCTATGAAAATCACCGTGGAATACACTTTCGTTCATGGGAGAGTTTAATACGAGGAGGAGATCGACATAGAGGAATCAAAGAAGAATACTATGTTACGCCAAAGGGAAATCAGATCAATGTTGAAGAAGACATGAAGAAAGTTAATTCTTATGAGATACTCAAAGTACAAGATGCTCTCGCTGGACACGCAAGTGGATTCTTTGGCAGTAAACACTACAATTATAATCGTATCAACAAATCACTGAGTATTACAGATAGTAATTACATACAGAAATTCAACAAACGAAACACGACAGAGGATCGAGGATATCCGTTTCTTCCGAATAATCCCGAGGACGCTACGAATAAGAGTTATTCCGACTTTGCAGACGCTAGAGTATTTGTCTCCTCTTTCGACAACGCTCTACACACACAGTCCACGACAGACGAGAGAAACTATGACAATAACAGTAAAATACGACAAGATCGACTTCATGATGCACTTGATCATGAACAGATGATACTACGAGTAAGTGTCCCAGGAAACACTAATCTCGCTGCAGGAGACTTAATTAAACTCAACATACCCACTTATGAGAGTATTGATAATGCTCAAGATCGTATCTATGATGTTTATTTGAGTGGACGATATATAATCACAGAGGTTGTTCATAGTGTCAACGAAGTGAATTATGTGACAACCTTTAAGTGTGTACGAAATGATGTTCTTGTTCCGTATCCACAGACAGACGAGAGTATTGAAGATCGTACTTTGTATAGAGAACCCTTTTCAGGTGATATAGATGTGCTTAAAACCACTATTGTAGATGACACAGAGAATTAAACATGGACACGAATAAGTTAAAATTGACAGAGTTGCGACCACTTAAAACTCTTAGTTTATATGACCTTCTAGCGAAGAAAAGACGAGAGAATATGCAGAAACACACAGAGCAGACACATTACGCAAAAGGTCAAAAGAATAGTAAGCGTAGTTCTTTAAAACAGACGGCCCAAGAGCTGAAAAAGAAACAGTAACATGAAAAATTATTACGGAGTAGTCGAGAGCAGAGAGGATCCCAAGCAGTTAGGTCGTGTTCGTGTCCGTGTATTGGGTATCCACACAGAGGACAAAGTATTGCTACCCACAGAGGATCTACCATGGGCGGCAGTATTAACGCATGACGGAGCAAACAGCGGCCTGGGCAGTTCCCCTAGTTTCTTTGTAGAGGGCACATGGGTGCTAGTAGGCTTCTTTGATAGTGATATGCAAGAGCCTTATGTCATAGGCGGTATCAGTGGTATCCCAAGCAGTCTAGGAGATCCTACTGTAGGCTTTAATGATCCTAACAGTCGTTCAGATGATGAAACAAAGTCCGTGTATCCAGCAGTCGCTAATGTATCTGATGTACATGAGAATGCTAGAGGCAGTCTGGAGGCCGCCGGCCCTGTGGCTCGTGACAGTATTCGTAAGACCAGTATTCCTAGTGCTGACTTTGATGGCTTTACTATTCCTACAGTATTATTCAATCTAGCAGTAACCGGCAGTAATGGCAGTACCTTTGATGAGCCGTTAGTGGTGGAAGGCACTTATAATCCTACTTACCCGAAGAACCATGTGTATAATACGGAGAAAGGCCACTTGTTTGAGTTTGACGATACGGAAGGCTATAGCCGTATAGCTCTTACTCATAGTGCTGGTTCTTATTTCGAATATAGTAACGATGGTACTCTTGTCTCTCATGTTGTTTCTAGAATGTTTGAGATTGTCTCTAGTGATAAGTCTTCTCTCATAGAAGGTGATGTAATTGAAACGATTGATGGTTCTCTGAAATTAAAGGTGAATAAACTAGATGAATCTGGTAATAACTATGATATTGAAATAGGGTCTGGTGCGAATATGAATATCATGATTCGTTCTGGTTCGTTGAATATGAATGTAAATGGTAATGTAAATCTATTGAGTAATGATGATGTGAATATCTCTTGTGATAACTTTAGGGTTGATGCTTCGAATAAAGTAACGATCTCATCTGGTGATAAGATGTTATTAGATAGTTCTGGTGAGAATGATATTAATGGTACGCCGATTAATCTAAACTAGGGGGCGTCAAAACTGAGCGACCTTTGGTAATCTATAAATGCAATAGACACTTTTTAGATACCTAGTTTCTTCTTCAACGAAGGCCATTCTTTTTTGGACCCCCCGTCAAAACTGAGCGGCTTTGATTTAGTATCTTTTGATAAGTTTAATTCTAATTGTTTGGGAGCGCATTTTCCACAGCATTCTGGTGTGCCACACTTATCGTGAACGATTGTTTCGGTGCCACCAGAGGCAGATATGTATGATAATTTCTCTCTCATGATACTCTATATAGTAGTATAGAAATTATTTATTTTTATTTACATTTTGAAAGGTTAACTCGTCTATATACATATGCCCTATGCCCATAAAGTGCTAAGTGCGAAACACATCGCCTTTCCTGAGTATCACAAAGTCTATCACATCACACAACTCGGCAACTTCATAGATTACGATTCAAAACAAATGACTTCGAGTGCGAAGTTTCGTTTAGAATGTTTGTGTAAAGAACTCGACATCCATGGCATGATGCATCCTATCATTGTCTCGTATAATGCCTACGAAGTCTCAGTCGGTCATCAACGAGTATGGTATGCCAAACAAAAAGGATACACACACATAGACTGTTATCACATTGTCGATCAGGCATCATGGGAAAAAGTTTATTCATATACACAATCAAATGACTATTGGGAAAAATATTCTTAAAGCACAACGCATTACTTTTCCAGAGTATCATGCAGAGTTACCTCTTGCCGGTTTGACATACAAGTGGGATAATGTGCCAGTGCATGAGTGGACAGACTATGCGAACAAATGGAAAATACCGTATCAAGAATTATTTGCTGATATGGAAAAACAAGGGTTGTTATATCCTGTGATGGTTCGTGATTTAAAAGCGAACGGTATCTATCGGAAATATCAATGTGGGGGTCGAAGAATTATATGGGCGAAAAGAAACGGATATACTCATATTAGTGCTTATATTATACCAGATTGGATAAGTCCTCTCGGGTCGGAGGTTGTTGATAAAATAATGAAAGACCAGTGGTTTCGTATCGACT